AAAATACAAACAAAACAGATATACAAAGTACAACCGATTCAAGCAATAATGATTTTGTATTTGATAAAGAATTGGTTATGATGATTTTTAAACAAAATCAAGAAGTAATTAAACAAAATTCAGAATTACAAACCATGGTGATGGAAGTAGTGAAAAATGGAACACAAAACAACATAAATTCTAATAATAATACCAATTCTCACAACAAAACGTTTAATTTGCAATTCTTTTTAAATGAAACCTGTAAAGATGCCATGAATATTATGGACTTCGTAGACTCTATTAAGTTACAATTGTCGGATTTGGAAAAAGTTGGCAACATTGGATACGTAGAAGGAATATCAAATATTATTACATCTAATTTGAAAGCACTAGATGTTACTCAACGACCGATTCATTGTAGTGATGTCAAGAGAGAAGTTTTATATGTAAAAGATGAAAATAAATGGGAAAAAGAAAATGAAGAAAAGAAAAAGATACGAAAAGCAATTAAATATGTCGCTCATAAGAATACAAAATTGATTTCACAATTCAAAGATAAGTATCCTGATTGCGTGAAGAGTTATTCAAAGAAATCTGATCAATATAATAAATTGATTATTGAAGCAATGGGAGGCAAGGGTGATAATGATTTGGAAAAAGAAGACAAAATCATTAAAAAAATTTCTAAACAGGTCATTATTGATAAATAAAAAATTAAAACAATGAATAATATTTTATATAATTTATAAATGATGAAATTATATAAAAACTTAACGTCTTCCTCTTCTAGTACCCTTTTTACTAGCCTTCTTTCTTCTGGTTCTTCTTCTTTTCCCTCCACCTAATTGATTATTATTATATTTTAGTTTCAATCTACTATTGGAAGTATTATAACCGCTTGGTTTAGATTCAAATAGTCCAAACATCTTATATCTTATACAAATAAAAGATATTTTAATTTTTTCTTTTTGTAAAAATTTTAATGTTTTCTTTTTGTACCTTTTTTTCCTTTTCTTCCGCGTTTGTGTGTTTTTCCACCCATTAAATTATTATTTTTAAAGGTTAGTCTTGATGTTTCAACAACTTGTTTTATACTTTCAACATCTGAAGCACCCTTGATTTTTTTCATGATTTCTTTATATTCTGTCACTTTATCTGAATATTTCCCCTTATTCGTTGGTTTATCTAAATCTTTTATTTTTTTGTTTAGTTTGTCAGATAAATCGCTAACTGTCCCACTGTATCCGTTAAGTTCAATTGTTTCGTTAGTTAATGATTTTGAAGATGAGTTTAAACCAGGCATAGAAATTTGTTCTGGCATCACGATTTCAGAAGAGGATGAATCTTCTTCCATGGAATCAAATGTAGGAGTTTCTACACTCATTTTATCAGATGAATTTCCATTTTTTAAATTTGATAATTCCATTTTTAACTCATCTATTTCATCTTGAACTTTATTTAATTTTATTTCAATAGATGCAGTATCACCCCCTCTTTTTCTTCTAGAATAACGAACCATTTATATATATTTGTTTACATAATAATTTTTTTTAATCTAAAGATTGATAAAATAATAAAAATTAGTTTACTTTGTAATTAATTAAATATTTTTATATATTAAATGGATGATTTAAAAAATATAATTTCACCATCAGTTAAAAAAAAATATGCTGTTTGTTTATATGGACAATTACGAGCTATAGATACTATTGTAGATAACTTTAATAAAAATCTAATAGAAAAATTAGATGCGGATTTATATGTATATGTTCAAACAACAAATACGAATATTGATGATAATATAAATCTATTAAATAGTGAAAACAAAATCATTTATGATCCATCGGACGTTACTGAAACATTTATTAATTATCATAGTTTAGTGAAAAGAAATAATTATACAGATATTGCTTGTTTAAGACTTTATGAAAATTTGTATAAGATATATGAAGTATGGGGGGATGTATTTAAAGAAAAATATGAATATATTATTTTCACAAGATCAGATTATTTACATTTATTTCCATTTCCTGATATAGTAAATTTATGTGATGATAAAGATATATTTTGGTTCTATGACGGACATGAATGGGAAGGAATAAATGGAACTTTTTGGGTTGTTCCATATAAATATGTAAAAGAATTTTTAACATGTATGTATAATTATTTACAAGAGTCAAATAATGTTTCTTTATTAAATAGTATGGATTTAAATGCAGAACGTTTTGTAAAATTAATATTTGAAACAAATAATTGGAAAATAGGTAAAATATCACCAAATGCTTTTATAACTACATCAAGTTATAATGAAATAACTACACAGGGTACTATCTATTATTGTAATAACAATAAAGTTTTTTATAAATATTTTTGTCAAAAAAATTATGCATATAATTCATTAGATAAATATAATAATAATGAAAAATGGAGTTTTCAAAAAGACATAATTACGCGTTTTCATGGTCATTGTCATTGCACTGGATGTAATTACAGACATAATACTACTAATGAATTTTCAATTGTATTGATGCCTTAAAATAGTTTATAAAAACGTATTTATTTCATTTTCTTTTTCTTTTTACCATTATAAATTATAAATTAATAATTTTTCATATATTTTCAAACTTTCTTTTATTCCATATAATGATAAATTTAAACTTTTTAATTTTTTATAGTCTCCACTATAGTTTTTATTTAAATTATTGTTTGATATTTGAATCATATTAGAATTGTCATCTTTTATAATTATTTTTGCAATATCAGATAGCTTGTATTTTTCTTCATAACAAAGGTTGATTGTTTTCTCAAGGTTTTCTTGACTCTCAAAATTATTAATATAATACTTAACTATTTTAACAAAATCATCTTCATAAAAAAAATCAAAGAATTTGTCCTCAAATATAGTAATTGGATTATTATTTTGTTTTGATAAAAAACAACCTTTAATAAATCTATTACTCTCTTCATTAACATGAAATATATTAAATATTCTTAAATTATACATATTTTTATATTGCAAAGACCTTTTATAAATAAGGTATTTTGAGAACCCATAATAATCTGTGGGAATTGTAAATAAGTCTTCTTCGTTTCGATTTAATATATCAGTTTCTCTATCATATATTGCACCAGAATCTAAATTAAGAATCATTTTAAACTTTTCGGAAAAATATAAAATATTTTCAAGCATAAGCAAATTATTGTGTGTAACATCTCCATTTTCTTCCTTTGTTCTACGCCCCCCTATAATTGCTGTATGTATTAATATATCATAAGTATCTTTTTTTAAAAAATTTTCAATTTCTTTCATGTTTAAAACATTTAATTCATTACGAGATGGTGTAATTAATTCATAATCATTTGATAAATTTTGTTTTATTATTTTTGCAATATTGCCATTTCCACCAGTAATAAGAATTTTCATTATAGTTTTACTAACTAAATGTTTTTAAATTACAATATAAAACATTTATTTGTTAATATATATATATGAAAAGCTTTCCAATATGTTGTAAACTATCAGAAATCTTTGTAATATAATAAAATTAAAATTACAATTGGTTCATGATATTACATTAAATAATAACTTAGAAGTAAAATATTGTAAAGAGTGTAGTTTTTATTTTTCTGATTCTAATAACACACAAGAAGATTATAATAAATATTATACATTATTTAATAACTATCAAGAACAAAATTTTTATTATATTCTGTTCCATATCAACAAGCTTGCTCATGATGTTGATAATAAATATCATAATTTTGATGTTTTCCAAAAGAGTCATTCAGGTGCATTGCAAAACCTCCCGTAATTGTAAATAGAGAATTTATTCCATTTTTGTAAAAAAAATCAACAACATAATCACTTACTTTTACTTTCATAATATAAATATTTATTTATCCATTTATATTATAATTTAATTATATTTTTAATTTATTCAATAATACAATAATTAATTGGACTATTCAACAAATTTTTAAACTTATATTTTGTTCCAAGTTCTTCTAAAGCTGCAATTGTTTCTCCTGGGAAAGATTTCCAGTTTAGTTCATCAAAAGCTATTATAGAACCTTTTGCCATTTTTGGCAAAAGGTGCTTTAAACATGTTTTTGTAGGTTCATATATATCCAAATCTAAATATAATAAAGAAACTATAACGTGTTTGTTTTCTTCTAAAAATATAGGTAATGTTTTATTTACATCCCCTTTTATTAATTTAGTTTTTGTTGGAATATAATAATAATTATTATGAACATTTATAACACTATTTAACTTATCATAACTATCATTAAAAAAATCTCCTTTTTCCCATTTTACATCAGAAATATCATTTTTATGAACTTCTGGAAATCCTTCAAATGTATCAAACCCATAAAATTCACGATATCCATAAGTAGGTTGTAAAACATTGTGACAATGAATTAAACTCATAAATCCATTTCCGGAACAAACACCCATTTCAATAACTGCACCAGGAATATCTTGAATCATTTTCATTAATTCATATCTTGCTAAAAATCTTTGAATCTGGTTAATTGGAGTATATAAAGCAAAATCTAAGATATGTTTATCTTTTATGTTTGTTAAATTATTTATGTAATTTTCAGCTTTTTTAGTAGTTGTTTTACAAATAAACGCAGGGTTGTTTTTTTCCATAGTATATTATTATCTTTTTATCTTTTTAAATTAATAATATAAAATATTAATTTTTAATATAATTATAAATTTCCATAAATAATTTGTCCCAATAAAACATGTTTTTATTATCTTCTTTTAATTTTTTAAAAACATTATAAATATCACGAATTTCCATTTTATCGTAATTTTCTACAACGTCTATTGCATAAGTTACATGACATCCAAAATAAGAAGATAATGAATAAACAATATTGTAACATAAATTATTCAGACATTCTTTATAGTTTATTAAATATCTATCACCATATTCAATTACGCTTATAATATCATAATTTTTATTATAGTTCTTATTTAAATACATCATAATTAATTCATAATCATTTGATAAATTTTGTTTTATTATTTTGCAATATTGCCATTTCCACCAGTAATAAGAATTTTCATTATAAGTTTAGTAAATAGAATGTTTTTATATTGTATATTTTAAAAATATTTTATAATAAGTAACTAAACTTCTACACTTTTTAAATAGTTATAATTTTTATACAGAGATAATGTGTGGTATTATATTACCTCAAAAATTTTAATTTTTTATTAAAAATACGTTGTTCTATATTAAAAAACAAATGTTATTAATAATATTCAATAATTATTATTTAAAAAAAATGATAATTATATATTTATATGGATAAATTAATAGTTGTTTTAAATGAACTCAAAGAATTAGGATGTTGTGGAATTAAATTATCCTTTGAAGATGAAGGTGCATTATTTAATGAGGCGGTTACAATGCGTAAATTAACTGCTCAAGTAGATGTTGGTTTAAGTATTAAAATTGGAGGCTGTGAAGCAAAAAGAGATATTGTTGACTGTATAGATTTGGATTGTGATACTATTGTTGCTCCTATGATTGAAAGTGAATTTGCATTGAAAAAATTCTTGAAATCTTTGGATTTTTATAAATGTGATAAAAAGAAAGGTTTTAATTTAGAGACGATTTCAGCTTACAATAATTTAGAAGAATTATCATCTTTATTTAATAATATAGACTTTGTTACCGTTGGTAGAAATGATTTTGTCAGTTCAATGAATAAAAATATTAATTTTGTAGATTCAGAAGAAATATATGAGAAAGTAAAAAAGATTTTTACAGTTGCGAGAAAAAAAAATATTTTATGTAACGTAGGAGGTGCTTTAACAATGAATTCAAAGGAATTCATTGAAAAATTAATTTATGATGGTTTATTAGATAAATTTGAGACAAGATATATTGTTTATGATGTAAAGAGGATTGATTTTAATAATTTTGAAAAACTTTTATATTTAGGATTTGTATTTGAAGCAGAATGGTTGAAATATATCAGTTCTAGATATTTATTTTATGGAAATAAGGATTTAGCCAGAATTAAAATAACTGAAGAGAGAATTGCAATGAATAATAATTTAAAAGAAAATTAAAAATATATTAATAATTTGAAAATAAAATATAAATTTTATATTTTATTTTTAAGATATAAAGAAATATATTTATATTAAATAAATCATTCAATGAAAGTGAAAGTAAGTGATTACATTACCAATTTTTTCATTCAAAATGATTTGAATACGGTTTTTACAATTACAGGTGGATTTGCAATGCATTTAAATGACTCTTTTGGTAAAAATAAAAATTTCAATATTTATTATCAACATCACGAACAAGCGTGTGGTTATTCTGCAACAGGTTATACAAAGACAAATTCAAAGCCTTGTATTGTATGTACAACTGCCGGATGTGCTGCTACAAATGTCATTTCGCCGTGTCTTGTTGCATATCAAGATAGTTTACCAATTTTATTTATATCTGGTCAGGCTAAAAGTACAGAAGTAATCAGTATTATTAATACTGAAAAAATGAAATTGAGACATTATGCCGGTGCGGATTGTGATATTATATCTATGGTTAGACCTATTACCAAATATGCTTATGAAATTACTAAAATAGAGGAAGTAAAACCGGTTTTAATAGAAGCCGTGAAACAAATGATTAATGGACGACCAGGACCTGTATGGTTATCCGTTTGTCTTGATATACAGGGGTTTTTAATGGATGAAACAGATATTCCTATCATAGAAAAAGATAATGTAGGACAAAAACCTTCACCAATAGATTTGGAAAATATTTACAAATTATTAAAAGAATCGGAAAGACCTATAATATTAGCAGGAAATGGAATTAAATTAGGAAATTGTGATAAAAAATTCCGTAATTTTTTAAATAAATATCAAATACCAGTAGTAGTATCATTTCACGGAACAGATTTAATAGAAAGTGATGATCCTTTATATATAGGAAAGGTAGGAATACTTGGAGAACGCACAGGTAATTTTGCAATGCAAAACTGCGATTTACTCATTTCACTAGGTTGTAGAATGGCTCAAGGTATTATTGGTTATCGTAGTGATTGGTTTGCAAGAGAAGCAAAAATAGTTTATATTGATAATGATGAAAATGAATTAGAAAAAAAAAATATTAATTATGATTTGAAAATAAATATGGATCTTAACTTATTTTTTGATTATTATCATTATGAAAAGAATGATTTTTATTGGTGGATTGAAAAATGTAATCATTGGAAAAAGAAATGGGCTTTTGAAATACCTATCAATGCATTAGATGATAGTAATGGTATTAATCCTTACCATTTATTAAAAAACTTTTTTCAATTGGCACCAGAAAATAAGGTAATATTATGTTCTTCAGGTTCTATTATTACAAATGTTTGGCATATGGTAAATGTAAAAAAAAATGATAAGTTTATTATTAGTAGTCAAGGAGATATGGGTTTTGAATTACCAGCAAGTATTGGTTCTGCGATTGCTGAAAAAGAAAAAATGGTGTTTCCTATATTTGGTGAAGGTTCATTTCAATTAAATATACAGGAATTACAAACAATTGTACAATATAAATTACCTATAAAAATACTTTTATTTAATAATGGTGCTTATGGTGCAATTGAAATAACTCAAAGTAATTTTTTTAAAGCCAAATATGGTGTAGATTATAGCAGTGGATTATCATTTCCTGATTCAGAAAAGATTGCCAATACTTATGGTATTAAGTATTTATCAGTTAGAAAAAATGAACATATTATTGAAATGATTCAAACTTTTTTGGATTATACAGAAGGAGCAATTATATTAGAAGTTTTTTGTTGTATCCAAGGTCGTGTTCCAAGATTAAATGCAATTAAAAACGAAGATGGTACATTTACCAATCGTCCTTTTGAAGATATGGATCCCTTTTTAGATAGAGAAGAATTTAAAAAGGAAATGATAGTAGAAATAGTTTAACTATTTATATTTTTGTAGAATGGAAAAAATATTTATGTTTAAAATATAAGATAATTTCTAATCCCTCGTGAAATATGCTTTTATAATATGTAGAAGAAGAATGAAAAAATAATTTTATATAATGTTTGGCTTATTTTTCTTTTCTGTCGGTGTAAATTTATTATTTTTGTAGTTGACAATAATTCACTATAGTCATTTTTAATTCATAATTGTTAATAATAAAATCATAATAATAATAAGATTTATTATTTATAAAAATAACATCAATACTTTTCACTTGTGTCATTGAATGAATTCCTGTTATACTATCTTCAAATCCAACCATTCTATTATTTTGGAAATCTTCAACAACTCTCATGTAACACTCTGGATGAGGCTTTTTGTTTATCAATATTTCACGATAATAGTTTTTAGATGATTTTTTTAGTATTGGAAATAAATCAGAAAAATAATCAACATTACTTTTTAAACTATTAGAAACAATTACAAATTTTTTATTTGATTTTATAATTGTTTCTAATAGTTCAATAACTCCATCTATTAATTTAAAATTTTTTTCTTCTTTACGAATATAATCAATATATATATTGTTTTTTTTATTTATTAATCTTATATAATCAATTATATTTAATTCATTTGTTAAGTAATCTTTTATAGAGTCACTTTTATTAGAGTGAAATTTTGAAACATAATAATTAAAGTCTATATGAAAATGATTTCCAAGTTCTTCTTTTAATACATATAACCATGATTTATAATGAAAAAATTCTGTTTTTACTAAAGTATCATCTAAATCAAAAATAAACAAATCGTATTTTTCAATAAACTTATACATTTTCTATAAATATACTAATTATATTTTTTATATTTATATAACCTAATTAAGTATTCTAGTTAATATAGAATTATATTACTATTTATTGATACTCAATAAACAACATTCATTTTCTATATGGTTGAAAAATGGTTTAGGTAGATCCATCTTTATTTTTTTATTTGGCGCCCTATGTTCGTAACCTGTTATTCTCTCTTCTTCAATAATTTTCCATATTTTTTCTATTTGCTGTACGTTATTTTTAAACCATTCTTTGTTTCTTAACACTAAAACACAGCTTAATTTGTCTAATTTCCAATATATATTTTTAATCCAAACCATCTTTTTTTGTTCTTGATATAATTCAATCATTTCTTCTTCCCATTGATTAATATCCTGATAATCAGTAATATGAAGAGGTTTATATAGATAAAAAGGTTTGGATTCGTTTGTATTGAAATACATAATGGAACCTTTTACTACCTGTTTTTCTTCATTACTATCATTATAAAAACTTTCCGCATCTGGATATTCAGTAAATTTGGTTTCTAAAAAATCACATTCATCTAAATCACAGACTTCCATTTGCAGTTGCATTTGTATCCAATATTCCTTCTTTGGAATTCCTGTGATTTCACGATTAACAATATTTTTAATTTCTAACATTCTTCCATATCTCTCTGAACTTGTATCTATATTTATTCCATCCGGAGATGCTCCTAAAAATTTGTATGTAGAATGTGGAATACAACCAAAATCTTCTACTTTGGTTTGATACATAACTTCATAAATCATCACCGATAATGGTTCATATTTTTGTCCCCAATGTAAAGTAGTATTTGTATTGACCATTTTAGGTTTTTCGTCAAGATCCATCGTTTTTAAAGGTTGACATTTTTCATAAATGAGTTGATTTATCATAGATTGACTTTCAAATGCTTTGTATGCGTTACTTGCAGTGATTAAATTGTGTCTAAATTGATACCATTCATCCGTTCTTTGGGTAGGTTGTGGAATGGTACGCAAGTAATTTATTTTATCAGAAATAATTGTATATTCATCTTCCGTCTTTTTTTCTATTTCTTTATTTTCATCCTGATTACTGATGGATCGTTCTGGATAAAATAAGGTAATATACATATAAAAAGCTTCTTCTAATATTTCATTAATATCATCTTCAATAATACCATTCAATTTTATATCTTCTTCAAATTGTGTGTAAAAAAGATTTGTAATTTCGTCTAATAAAATTTCTTCAAAATCTTCTTCGGTAATAATGGATGGATTTTGATTCATAAATTCATCCATAAGTTGAAATGCGGTTTCCATAATTTCTAATGCGTATTCTTCGGTGACGATGGATGGTTCATCTTCAAAAATAAGAGTATCTATTTGATCCTTTAATTCTTCTAATTCATATAAATACATTTACTATATATTATATGAATTTACTTTTATATTGATTTTTTTCAACCTTTAGAAAAGGTTGAGCCAAAACTAACTAAAATAGAAACCTTTGAACCAAAATTAACTAAAATAGAAACTATTACTAAGTATATGTGGTGGTTACATTAGTCTGGCTCAACCTTTTCTTTATTTCGTTCTTTACTTTGTTATAAAAAGGTTTCATCTTTGGTTAGTTTTTGGCTCAACCTTTTTTAAAAGGTTGATTAGTTTTCATGATCCGAAGACGAATCATTTGGATCTGGATCATTCGTTTTAATAGAAAGTAAATTTTTATTTTTCACTGTTCCGTGTGTTTTTTTTGATATTGCTGGCAACGATTTAATCGTGGAAAGACGTTTGTCTATGTTTTTAAGTGTGAAATGTTTGGTTGATTTTGTATAAGACAAGGCTGGAATTTCTTTTACTTGTCCAGTTATCTTATCATAAATCACATCTTTAACACGTTGTAACTTTTTTCTATCCATAGATTCTTTTAAAAATGCAATTAATAGTTCCCCTTCGGATTCCGTCATGTCATTTTCTTTAATATAGATACTTACATAGTCAATTAATTTTTTTGTTTTGATTGTTTTATTTAATTTACACCATGGTTCATTGCTATTATTATTTTTTTCATTTTCTAAAAAAAGATCTAAATTTGACATATCATTGGATGACTTGGTTTCTTTAATTGGATTTCCATTTAATAACATGGTTTTGTATTTAATATTTTTTAGCTCCAAACATTCTTCATTTTGATTATTTTGGCTAGTAGTAGTTGTATTTTCTTCCATTTATATATTAATATAAAGAGATGAGTTTAACTTACTTTTATTAAATATTTATTTATT